GGCAAAACAAAAAGCTATGGCCATGGCAAAGAAAAAACTTAAAGCGAGTCCTATAGGAAAATATGCGAAAATGTTCGGGTTCTGATTTTAAATAAATAAATTAAAAATTGATTAAAAAATATTTCATATAATAATATAAATAATGATCATTCCGATAAAGTGTTTTACTTGTGGAAACGTCCTTGCGGATAAATATTTATATTATGTAAAAGAAGTTAATAAAAGAAAATGCGATAAAGATATTGAGGAGGTTCAATATTTAACAAAGGATAATATGAAAAAGACAGCTGAGGGAGAAGTTTTAGATGTTTTAGGACTAAATAAAATGTGTTGCCGTCGTCACATGTTAACACACGTTGATATTGAATAATTTCTTAGTAATATGTATATGAAAAAAACAAAAAATAGACGAAGAAAAAGTCGCCGTAGACGTCGCCGTAGACGTCGTCGTAGAACAAATCGTCGTCGTCAAACCGGGGGAAACTTATGGAGAAATTTTTTTAAAGAACCCGCCTTTCCTCCTGGTGGTCCATATGAAGTAGGTTGTGCAAATTTGAAACAAGGTAAATATTATGATAAATTATGCAATCCTTGTTTGCCTAACCCAAAATCAAGTGTTGGTGACATGTATCCGGGTTTAAAAGGAAGAATGAAGGGTGGTAAGAGGAGACGCAAAACACGTCGCAGGCGTCGGTCTCGCCGCAGGCGTCGGACACGCCGCAAGCGACGTTCGCGCCGTCGTAGAAGAGTTCAATATGGAGGACAAGTAGGTCCTACACCCAAACCTTTACCTATAAAGTCTATTATTAAGAGCGTTCAAAATGGTATAAATAATTTTTTACCTTCTCAATTAGTAAATGCTGGACGTATAGCCGGTTTAGATTTAACAAATTTACAACATAAATATTATGGTGAAAGAACGGCAGGGGGTGGAAATCCAATGAATCAACCAATAGGAAATATGAAATCAAATTTAAGAAGTTTAAGTAGTTTAGAAAGTGGTGACGCTGGAGAACCAGAAGAAGTGGAGGAAGAAAATAGTGAAGGATTATTGCCAGGAAAAACAGAACAAGAATCACAAAGAGCATTAGCAGATTCAAAATTAAATGAACAAATACAAAATAAATAAAAAAGTATATTAATTATATAATGGGGTTAAAATCGTTATATTCAAATTTATGTTCGCCTGCAAAACTCTATGTTTGGATTTCTGCCGCTAGTTTAGTTTTATTATTTTTAGGTAATATTAAAAATCCGTATGAATTCACTGTTGGTTCCTATACTGCTCCGCTCAATTTTAACAATATGTTTCTTACTGTTTTACAAGCATTTTATGCAGTGATATGGACATGGATTTTAAATAAATTTTGTGATGTCGGTTGGACTCCCGTTTCTTGGTTATTAGTTCTTTTTCCATTATTACTCGGCGCAGTTTTATTGGGACTATTTTTATATGCTACGATTGAAGCAGTTAGAAGAGAAGCTGTAAAAGAAGAAAAATAATTTATAAAACCTTTTAGTGAAAAGTTTTATAAAGTTTTTACTATAGTATAATATAATGGACGAAAATAAATTAATATGGAACATTATAGATTGTTATTTTGAATCAAATAAAAATTTTTCAGTTAAGCATCATTTGGATTCTTATAATAATTTTTGGTCTGGTGGAATCATGAGGCTAATGCAAGAAAAAAATCCTATAAGGATTTTTAAAGAACAGGATGACAAAACGAAAGAATATAAATATCAATGTAATTTATTTTTAGGTGGAAAATCTGGTGAAAAAATTTATTTTGGAAAGCCTATTATTTATGATGAAAATAGTACGCATTATATGTATCCTAATGAAGCGAGATTAAGAAATATGAATTATGGATTTTCTGTTCATTATGATGTTGATATAGATTTTCAAATAATAAACGATGGAAAAAAAATAAATAAAAGCATAACTTTGGAAAAAATATATTTAGGGCGTTTTCCAATAATGTTACAATCTGATTTGTGTATTTTAAAAGGGTTATCAAAAGAAGTTCGCTTTAATATGGGAGAATGTAGAAATGATTATGGTGGATATTTTATTATTTCTGGAAAAGAAAAAGTTATTGTTTGTCAGGAGAAATTTGCAGATAATACATTATATATTAGAGATTCTGTAAATGATTTATATAGTCATTCTGTGGAAATAAGGTCGGTTTCTGAAGATGCATCAAAACCAATAAGAACATTATCAATAAGAATTCTGTCCCCATCATCAAAATTATCTAATAACCAAATTGTTGTAAATATTCCAAATGTAAGAAAGCCCATACCATTATTCATTTTAATGAGAGCATTAGGTATTATTTCAGACAAAAATATTATTGAAACATGCATTTTAAATTTGGAAGAAAATAGTGATTATGTTGATTATTTTCGTCCAAGTGTTCATGACGCGGGATATATTTTCACACAAGAAGCTGCTCTTAAATTTATTGCTTCCTTTACAAAAGCAAAAACAGTAAGTACGGCTTTAGAAATTTTATCTATGTATTTTCTTCCTCATATAGGTGAATTAAATTTTAAACAAAAGGCGTTATTTTTAGGATATATGGTAAAAAGATTATTGGATGTTTACAGCAAGAAATCCCCCCCAACAGACAGAGATTCTTTTAAATTTAAAAGAATTGAAACGGCTGGAGCTCTAATTTCTCAATTATTTAGTGAATATTATAATTTACAACAGAAACAAATATTTCAAACGATTGATAAAGAATATTATTATCATAGACCCGCGTATCAAGATGAAAACTTTATAAATTTAATAAACAATAATGTTTCATTAATATTTGCGAAAAAAATAGTAGAAGAAGGTTTTAAAAAGGCATTTAAAGGAAATTGGGGAGCTCAATCTCATACAAAAAGATTAGGACTTATTCAAGATCTAAGTCGTTTATCATATTTTTCATTTATAAGTCAATTGCGTAAATTGAATGTTCCCCTTGACAAATCGGCAAAAGTAGTTGGACCTCGTTTATTGCATGGAACCCAGTGGGGTTTGGAATGTCCTATTCATACACCCGATGGTGGAAATATAGGGTTACATAAACATTTGTCAATTATGACACACATTACTAGTGGAACATCTGGATTTCCATTTTTATCTTGGTTAAGAGAGCGCGGAATGTCTTTGTTGGAAGAAGTTTCTATAAAATATATTACACAATCCACAAAAATCTTTATAAATGGTGCTTGGGTAGGAATTGTTAATAATCCAACAAATATTTATAGTTTCTTGAAATTATATAGAAGAAATGGACTTTTTCCAATATTTACAAGTATAGAATGGGATATTAGAAGAAAGGAAATTTTAATTTTAACTGATGGAGGTAGGGCGATGAGACCAATTTTTTATATGTTAGCGGCAGATATAATTAGTTGGAATAGACCTGAAATTGTTGATAAAATTATGAAAAAAAAGATTACTTGGAAGGAATTAATAATGGGGTTTTCTAATAAAAAACAAAATATTTCAATAAATAATAATAAAATATTTAAATATCAAGAAATTTTTGGAGTAAATGAAAATGCTGATATGTTAAAAATGAACGGAAATGTTATTGAATATATAGATACACAAGAAGAAGAAGGTGCATTTATATCTATAGAAAGTAATAAAATAATACCAGGAAAAACAACACATGTTGAAATTCACCCATCCCTTATTTTGGGAATAATGGCTAATCAAATTATTTTTCCAGAAAATAATCCATTACCTCGCGACCTTTTTTCATGTGGACAATCAAAACAAGCTGTATCTTTGTATAACACTAATTATCAGAATAGAATTGATAAAATGGGAATAATCTTGAATTATGGACAAATTCCTATAGTAAAGAGTAGGTATCTTAAATTTGCTACAAATGAACAACACCCTTATGGAGAAAATGTAATTGTTGCAATAGCGTGTTATAGTGGATATAATGTTGAAGATGCAATTATTGTAAATCAGGGTTCAATTGATAGAGGGCTTTTTAGAACTACATATTTTAATATGTATGAATCCCGCGAAGAAAGCAGCAAAGTAATGGGAACTACTGTTGATTCAAAATTTTGCAATAGTCATAATTCAAATGTTATTAGATTAAAACCGGGTTATGATTATAATTTTTTAGATGAGTGTGGATTAATTAAAGAAAATACAAAACTTAATGATAAAATTGTATTGATAGGAAAATGTACAACTGATATTAATGAAACAGATACATTTACGGACGCTTCAATTGTTCCAAAAAAAGGTCAAAAGGGATATGTAGATAAATCATTTATGACAGAAGGTGAAGAAGGGTTTAGATTAGCAAAAATAAGGGTAAGAGATGAAAGAATTCCAGCCATTGGGGATAAATTTTGCAGTAGGGCAGGGCAAAAAGGTACTATTGGAATTTTATTGCCCGAAGAAAATATGCCCTTTTGTAGTAATGGAATAAGACCTGATATAATTGTTAATCCGCATGCATTTCCTTCTAGAATGACTATTGGACATCTAATTGAAAGTTTAATAGGAAAAGCGTGTGTTTTAAATGGATCATATGGAGATTGTACTGCTTGGATAAATAAAGGTCCACAACAAGCTATTTTTGGTGAAATGCTAACAAAACAAGGATTTCATTCAAGTGGAACAGAAGTCTTATATAATGGTATGAATGGAAAACAAATAGAAGCAGATATATATTTTGGACCAACATATTATTTAAGATTGAAACATATGGTAAAAGATAAAATAAATCATAGAGCAAGAGGACCTAGAACAGTTCTAACAAGACAAACTGTACAGGGAAGAGCGAATAATGGTGGTTTAAGAATTGGAGAAATGGACAGAGATGCAGTTGTAGCTGCCGGAATGTCAAAATTTTTAAACGAATCATTCATGGAAAGGGGTGATGAATATTATGTTGCGATATGTAATCAATCGGGAACTATTGCAATTTATAATAAAGATAAAAATTTATTTTTGAGTCCAATGACAGACGGACCTTTAAAATTTTTGGAAAATTTGGATGGTGATTTAAATATAGAAAATATTTCAAGATTTGGGAGAAATTTCAGTATTGTTCGCATACCATATTCATTAAAATTGTTATATCAAGAATTACAAACAATGAATATTCAAATGCGTATTGTGACAGAAGATAACATAGATAATCTTACTTCATTAATTAGAAGCAATAATATACATAAATTAACAAATTCTAAAAATTTAACTGAATTAATAAAAAATAATATATCAAAATTAACCGGAAAACCTTTTACAGAAGCGACAAAAGAAGTAGATACTCAAGTCATAATAATAGAAGAAAAGAAAATAGAGCTGGCGGAAGAACCCGAACAAGACGAAGATGTTGAAGATGCTATAATTGTTTTTAATGGCAAACGAAATTGCTTAGACAGTGTGAATTTTGAATCTTATAATACAAGATATCCTAATGTAAAAACAGATATTCCATATGCTTTGGATAAGTTTGACTTAGATGATAAGATTATTGGTAAATTTATTAATCGTCCAAAATATATAACAACAGTAGGAAAAAATATTGGTATGAATGAAGAACTAAATTCAAAATTACAATCTCCATTCCTTGAAAAATGGAATAATAGTAGTAAAAAAAATACATTGGATTACTTATTTTACAAAATAAGAAGTGGATATTATATTCAAATTGTAAATGGTGTATTGAAAAATTTTGTTCCTTTTTATAATGTTAATTTCAAAAATACTTGGGGGCATCTTTTAAATATTAATAATATCAGCAATAAAAAATTTATTAATAAAAACCGAGAACAATGGGCAGCAACGAATTGTTTGCTTCAATTAACATTTAAACCATTAATAGACAAATATAGCTTGGATACATTTTTTGAAGTGAAAAATATGTTTTCAGAATTATGTTTGAATAGAAAAATAAACGACATAGATTTATTTATAAATGTTAAAGATTTTCCATTATTAAAGAAGAACTTAACAGAACCATACAACCATATATATAATGGAAAAAATCAACCTATAAATGAACCTAAAGAAAAATATTATCCTTTATTGAGTTTTAATTCTAATGATGATTTTACAGATATTCCTATTCCAACTAATCATGAATGGCAAGTAGTAACCCAAAAAGTATTTCCTTCAAGGTGTATGACCGATTACAAATATCCGAAAACAAAAATTTTATGGGATGAAAAGCAGAATACTGCTATTTTTAGGGGAACCGCAACTGGATGTAATAT